TACATTTGCAGCGATTGCCTTGTCATAGAAGACATAATCACTTACGTTATAAACTCCTGTAGCAGAAGTTTGTATACCTGAGGATATTGTAGCGACATTAAATGTTAAGTTTGCTGCTCCACCACCACCTAGATCGCTATCAAGGATGGTAACAGTGTTTCCTGCAGTGTGATTCTTACCACCATTCAATACAGTCACAGTTGCTGCACCTGTAGATGCTGCTACTACAACTTGGAATGATTGTCCTGTGCCACTACCGTTGGTTGATCCAGTTACTGTATATGTATTGGCAGTCCTACTTGCATCAGCAGCACCGATTGTATCAACAGTTAAGATCTTACCATCAACAACTTCGCATAAAGATCTTGTGCCGTTGTTTTGAGTTGGAGAATCATAGAATAGATCACCAACAGCAAATGCTGTTGAATTTCTATCAATAGAAACCTTTAGATGATTAGCTGCAGCATCATATGCATGGACGTATCCATAAGCACCTACACTAACACCACTCGCTTGAATGGTTTGAGTAGTGCTTCCAACAGTAAATGTATCTGCTGCTGCAAGAGATTCACCTGATACATTGTATATGTAAATTCGTGTGTATGTCGGTGTTAGTGCCACGTTAATGGTGAAACCACGACTACCAGTCTGGGAAGGATCTAATCCATCTTCTGAATATACATTCAAAAGGTTACTAGTGGATGATGTGACACCAATAGTTACTGTGCAACCTGCAGATCCTGCAGTACCTACCTTTGTAACACCTGTGGTGTATTCAGTACCTGATCCATTAGGACCTTCAGCATCGTCTGCTGAAAATCTAAATGCATTACCTGCGTTAGTTGAGTTACTTTGATCAAAGATGTAAGTCCTGTTAAGGTCTAACTGTAGTGCTTGATTAAAGATATGATCGGTAGCACTTGCACCAGTTGTAGATAAAATAAACTTTGTGCTAATTGTCTGAGAGGCAGTTGAGCTGAATGATACAGTCGCTGCTGCTCCTCCTGCAAATGTGATGGGCTCATCAGTTGTAAACCAGTTGAGCAGATATTGTCCATTGTTAGTTAACAATGTAACGTTAGCACCGTTGTTGTGGTTAACGTCAGATGTACCGTAAGACCCACGAGTAACAGTTAAGTCATTACCTGCAACACCTGTGATTTCTAGAATCTCATTGTCAATTAATACATATCCACCAGTAACGAAACCAGTAGAGTCAACAACAGTCAATGTTACATCGCCTGCTGCATATGTGCCACCCTCGTCAATCGTTGTAACAGTAGCGGATGCTGACCATGCAACAGATAAACGTCCTGCGGGAATTGTTGCAGGAGTTGTGTTTAATGCACCACGAGTAATGGTCAAGACATTAGTCGTAGTATTAATACCAGATGAGTTAATAGTTACAATCTCACCAGTGCTATCACTTGCAGCTGGATCTCCAACAGTAATATACATACCGTCAGCAAGACCAGTATTTCTATCTACGTTTACTGCAGTAGCACCTGTAGTGATATCAGCAATCTCAATGTAACCAGAAGTACCTGCACCAATCAAACCACGGTTAGATGCAGTGACCCCAGAGGTTGTCCCTGTAATTGTCTCACCATTTACAGGTGTACCAGTTAAAGTGTCAGCAGCGAAACTAAGTTGAATGATCTCAGCGATCTTAGTGTAATATGTAACAGCAGTTGTAGGTTTGAATACATCAAGGATGGTTGCTGAAGCACCATTAGTTGTTGTAAAGTTTGTGCCAGGTATTGCTGCTGCGTCTGTAAAACCTGGATTGAGATCTAAGTAATAACTTGATACTGGATTACCTAGAGCAAATTTATATGCACTAGTATTCAATCCATCAAGGTGTAATACTTGATCGTAATCTCTCAACGCCAATCTATATGAGCTACCAGATCCATTCTGGTTGCATACATTAACTACCGTCGATGCTGTGTCTGTAATATTCGCCTTATAGAGCGATGTATCTGTGGTTGCTGCAGGCGATACTGCAGCTAGTCTTCCTGCTGTCATTTCTTAATTACCATCCTGACTGGAAATGTGATTGTAGTCTTAGTTGTCCTCCCAAGACAGGTGCCGAAATCGGACCACCAAAACTAATACCCACCTCAGCGATGTTATTCGTTGAAAGTAAAGTCGCATCCGCATTAGGGAATTGAATCGATACTGCTTCAGTGATATTAGAGACGTCAATAGTAACAAGACCGTTTAAATCGTTAGGGTTGTTAATCTTAGCGGATTCAAATGTCTTATTAACCAACGTTTGAGTCTTCAATTCTGTAACTAAAATTGAAGAGTCTGATGTATTTAGGGGAGCAGAAGGGTCGTTATTAGGGAAACTATAGGAATAGTTTTGATTATCCTCAATATTAGATAAATCAAACGTTACTTTCCTATTAATACCGACGCTTGCAGTTGTATCTGCAAAGATTGCACCTTGATATACTTTATTACTTAGTGTTTGGGTAGAGTCTGTACCTACAAGTGTAGCATTAAGGTTATCAAATGTGATAGTACGATCTGCAGTTAGACCAGAGGAATCAAAAATGACCTTTGCTGTAGGATTTTGAGGATCGCCAGAGGGTGTATTCGAGAACGTGGGGTTAATCATGTTCTTGTTGAATATATTCTGCTCTGTGATGTCATCAATCAGAGTAGATTGTGTCTCTGTAGCACCAAAATCAGGTAACTTATAAAAGTGAGTACCTACTGATTGCCATGAGTCACACTCAAACTTTGCAATTTTATCAGTTGATGTCGATCCAGTAATAGACAATTCGCTATCTTTAATGATAACTGACTTGTTTGTCAATGTCTGGAAAGTATCATTAGCAACCATCGTTGTAGATGTGTTTGCACCTACATCAGGTAAGTCAAATCTCTTTGTCCCTGACTGCGTAGAGATAGTATCAGCATTAAAGAATGCTCTCTTCGCAGGGTTTTGGTCACCTGTTATGTAAAACTCAACGTCTTTAAACTGAGTAATACCCTGTACGGTAAAATAACCACTACCCTGAGGTGTGATTTGTACATTACTGTTTGCACTAGCAGTATCTATAGCAGTGATGTTGACCGTTGAAGATCCATCAGTGTTTGATACTCGAGTGTTATAGATTGTCGCAGACCCAAAAGTTATACCAATCTCATTTGCTTGTGCTTGGTAGAGTCCTGTGTCCCTGTCCAAATCGAAACATAGACCAGGCGTGGCTGCTGTTCCTGCACTCACACCTCTATGCAACTGGTTTACTTTGGCTTTGCGGTTTGGTTGCAATGGATCGGAGATAACTACAGGGAGAATTGACTCGCCAGTAACCTCTGCATCCGTTATTGCACTTAATTGTGATATTCGCTTTGTTGCCACAGCAAAACCGCTCGCTATTTAGTTACAACTTTATTTATACAATAAACACTATGCGTCTGGGACTTCCTCGAAATTTTCGACAAACCCAGTCAAATCCCACATAAGTGGGTGCATTTCCTCTTCGCATAGATAACATGAAAATCTATACATTTCATCCATATCATATTCATTAGATGTATCTGCATCTAATTGTATTTCTGGATCTTCTTGCATAAACTCTGGTAATTCATCAAATGTGTATGGTATTCCACCAATCTTATAACACTTGACTATTTGTCTACCTCCTGAGCTTTGGGGTAACTCGAGGTAACAAAAGTTTTCCGTTAACTTGACATTTCCATTCATTAGAAATCTTGAGTCATTTCTCTCATAGATTCTGCTACATATGTGCCCACAGCAGCAGGATCGGGGACAAATTCTTCAGCGTCTGGAATATTCACATCGTCTGGTAGTTGAGTGTATCCCATTACTGGAGTAAGCAAAACTGCTTTTTCATCTTTAGTAATAACTTTGATAGTATGACCCTTTTCACAAAGTTTCAAAGCAAATTCAAAGTTACTTTCAATCTCTTCTTGAGTAAGAGTGATAATGTTACTCATGGTGTGTATGTAATAATGTCTTTTGGGACTACCGCTTGAAATTGAGCAATGGTTTCTTGGAAACCTTCACTACCTTCGTCATCCCATTTGTATTTAACAATTTCTTCGTAGCCTGCTTCGTCTAATATAGTAATTTTACGTTGACTCATCTTTACAAAGATGTGAGCAACAGCATCAGAATCCATAATATAGGGAGTTAGTCCCTATATCATACATCAGTTTAGCAAAACTGGCAAGCCATATATTTGAGTAGGACCTGCAGAGCAACCTGCAGCGAAGAATCCAGTATTCACACCATATGATGCGATACCGTTGTTTACTTGGTTAATGATAGCACCACCCGCAGCATTTACAATCTCTGCAATACCACCTGAGGCAGTGTTAACAAAGGTAAAATGTGCTCCTGTTGTGCCACTTACTACGTCTGCCATACCACCAACCAGAGTGGTAGCATTAGCAATACGAATATGTAGAGGTGGTGTAGCAGGTGGGATACCTGGTTGATCTACACATGCATCAACAATAGATCCTTTAACCATCTGGAATATACCAGAGATTTTAGGCATGATATCAAGACTAAACATATTTACAAATGATAGCTCACCTGAGCCCAAGAATTTACTGACCCAGTTTGCTTCCATAGTAATCTCACCATCAGCAACCAGATCAATAGCGTTACCTTCAATCTTAGTTACCTGTGCTGCGATATTAACTTTGTCGGCTGCTTGTAGTTTTATGTCAGCTCCTTGCATGGTTACAATACCACTGTATGCAATGGTGTGGTCACCATGTTTCACTTCCACAGATGATTGCTCTTTATCACTACCAGACTTAGTAGGCACTGCTAATTGAGATCCACCTGGTCTACGTCCCCACTTATCTGAGCCTGGCTCTTTTGGATATGAAGGATACACCTGTGATCCATGTACAGGCATAGGTGGTTTATAGAAATTAGCATTATCTGTAGTAGATGATCCTATAGCACTCTCAGTCTGTACGCCATTGCTAGGTTTAGATGATCCTGTTGTCTCAGTAGGATCTCCATTACTCTGACTTATATTCATAGCACCTACAACTTCTATATTGTAGTTACCCA